ACTTTTCTAATACCAAAAAAGTTTAAAGGATTGGGTTCTCCAGTTTTCTGCAACATTAGTCTTCGTATTTGGTAGTGATACCAAACGGTGATTCAATTCTTTCGTTGTGATTATTGTGTATCACAAACACTGTGTCACAGTAGTGAGGATCTCCCCAGCTGTCAAATGTATATCCGTCTGTGAACATGATGAATTTTTTTGGTTGAATGTCATTCTTTTTCATGTACTCCCAGTTGCACATGAAATCTGTGCCACCACCACCGGTGATTTCATACTGGCTGATGTCACCATCTGTGGGACCATAGTCTTGTTCATTGTACACTTCTGTGTCAAAAGTCCACACTTTAATTCTATAATCTTTGTATTGATCCATGATGGATTTGATTTCGCCTAAGAATATACTCAATTTTTTTTCATCAATGGATCCACTGGCATCAATGGCCACAGCCAAATCAATGGTCTGTTCAAACTGTGAACCTGGCAATACCACGCCTGTGTGCCAACCTTTGCGACTGGGTCTCATAAAACTGTAATCACTTTTGATGGTACTCTGTATCTGAGTCTGTAATATTTCTCTCCAATTCATTTTAGGATTGGTCATATTTTTTATGATTCTTTCCACTTCTTTGGGAAGATTACCAGCGCCTGTGGCTTGTGCTGATTGCAGTATGGAATCTTTGATCTCATCTCTAATTTTTCTCAATTCTTCTTTGCTGTATGCTGGTCTTTTTTGTTGGTCACCTTCTTTGCCGTCTTTTTTATCTTTACCGCCGCCGTTTTCGTCCTTGTCCCAATCCAAATGTTCATCCAACAATTGACCTAATTTTTGCAATTGTTTTTCATCATATTTTTTATAAATTTCATCATACACTCTTTCAGAACTCCAACCTTCATATTTGAAGTCTTGAAATATGGGAATGTCTTTGGGTTTTTCACCAATGTTGTCTCGCACCAATGTGTTGTTCACAATGTAATCACAAGCCACATTGTATATCTGTCTATCTCTCTGTTCATTTCTGCCAATGTGATCAAACACACAATGAAGTATTTCATGTGCTATCACAAATTCGATTTCTCTAGCAGAAAGTTTGCTAAAGAATTTTGTATTATAATAAAGATTTCTTCCATCAGTGGCTGCTGTGGGACACCATTCATCACATTCTTGAATGCCCAATCTAGTGGCCATGTTGCCAAAGAAAGGATGTCTCAACAACAATCCTACTCTTGCCACAATAATTTTATCCAATACTTCTTCTTGTAATTTGTTTAATTTTTCTTGTTTTTTAGTAGTCATAAGAATCTTTATTTGTACACAGGGCACTCGAAAATGCCCTGTGAATGGTCACAGTTAAGCAACCTTTTGTGCGGCAATAACATACTTGCCGTACTTTTCATGAAACTCATCGAAACATTTGATACTGTCTGGATCAATCGGTAATTGATATTGCGTAAGAGCAAGTTTAATGCCCATCACAACAATTTCAGTATCGAAATTATCCATAGAAAATCTAAGAAATTTATTGACTTTATCATTAAACTTCTTGTCTTTCTTATCACATGCGTCTTTCAGTTCGTAGCAAAGGGAGACTGTTAAGGAATACATGGCACTGATTTCTTTAGTCTTCATTTTTTCTACCTTCCCTGACAAAATGTCAGACGGATTTGGTAGGTCCTTAGCCACTTTTCTGTGAGCCATGAATTTTACTGCTAATCCTTCGCCTACTGCTCCACTAACTAGATCGGCTGTGGTATTCTCATCCACTTCGTCAGACAATAATTCACTGACAAATGCCCAAGATCTTGGAGTTGCGAACGATCTGCCTGAACTCTTAGGTTCAAAATCGTATAAATCTTTCTTGCTGAATGTTAAGAACCCCACCACATCTTTGTGCATGTTGTTCTGTACAGCCCACTGAAACCAATCATCAAAATCCACTTTCATTTCTATATGGATAAATCTATTGGCTAATGGCGCAGGCATTCTGTATGTGATACCTCTGTCCGCTTCTCTATTACCAGCGGCAATAATAACCACATTGTCAGGCAGCCTGTATGTGCCCACTCTTCTGTTTAGGATCAATTGATATGCTGCCGCTTGAACTGATGGTGCGGCTGAATTCATTTCATCCAAAAACAATATAATTTTTTTGTGTTTTTTAGCAAATTCTTCATTGGGCAGTTCACTTGGGGCGGCCCAAATCATGTTGTTTTCTTTCATGTTGTAGTATGGAATACCTTTGATATCTGTGGGTTCCCATAGACTTAATCTTATGTCGATTACATGAGCATCAATGCTGGCAGCAATTTGATGTACCACATCTGATTTACCAATACCAGGTGCTCCCCATAAAAATAATGGACGTTTTTTGTTGATTGCGTGTGTTATGCTACTTTTAGCATTGTTAGGACTGACCTGTCTAACTGCTAAACTGTCTTTGTCGTTTTTGGCCATGTTGTACTCCTTTTAGTTTGTTTCAGTGCCTTAGTGTTATATACATAATAGCATCTGTGAAAAAAAAAGTCAATTGGTTTTGCATCAAAAAAGTCGTTGATTTCAATGGCTTAAAATCCTTGATAATTGTGGATATCTTTACTGTTCGAAGGGTCTACTCATGGCTTTTGTCAAACCATATTTGCGTATGTCGCCTGAAAATAAGTGAAGTTCCATGGCCTTCTTTTCATTGGTCACAATAAGACCATCAGCAGCCAAGTAATATGGACAATCAATGAACTTGTCTAAAAATATCAATATCTGTGTGGTTATGGTGAAGTCCAATGGGAATGGCACATCATAAGTCTGTAATTCTAATTTTTCTTGAACAAATTTAAGACCTTCTTCAGTGAGTCTTAATCCACCTTCTGTTTTGATACGACTATTTTTCCACCATATGGGTAGATATTCTTTCATGGTATTATCGTTCACGGAAATGTTTGCCTGTTGAAGGAATATTTTAGTATAGGTAGTTTTCCAGTCCATTATTTTTCAGTGACGGTTTCGCCCTGAGTTAATTTCACCACTGCAAAGTCTTGAACGTTGAACAGTGTGTTGAGTTTTTTAGCAAGGTTAAAAGCATGGCCTGGATTGCTGAAAGAAACTTTCTTGTATTTGGGTCCTGGATAGTTGGTGGTCATGTTGGATGACTTTAAATTGAAAGGTTTATTTTTGTAAAATACGGCCCATATGGCTTCTGCATCCAAAACCTGTTCAGATTTGTAGTCCTTTTTATTAACATTCTCCAAAAGGATAATGGGTTTGGGTCTGCTCATGTGTTCCTTGTAAAAATGATTAAGCATGTATATTTATGCCTTTTGGTAAGTTTATTTTTTGGTTGAATGAAAGGAACCCTAATGGATCAGTGCTAAAATAGGGTATATATCAGCACACACAGCAGGGCAAGTGTAGACAGCAGGCTCACACAAAGCAGTGGGTAAAACGCCTTTAATTTGAATCTAATCCACATGTTTTCACCCTCTTGTTGGAAGTATTCAGGAGCAGTCATGTAGGGATTGAAATGGTTGTTGGGCAGATTGGTACTGGCTATTTGTTCTATTTCTTTGTCAGTGATGCTCACAGTTTGCCCCCATCCATTTGTACCTGAATCACTTCATCCTTGTCTTTCTTGCTGAGTAAATCTTCGTAATTTCCAGCCAGTCTGCTCATCACAATGCCCAATGCGTAGGCCACATTTTTGGCAGTGATGATATCGATTCGCACTTCTTTTTGATTGCTTTGATCAGCCACTTTGATCTGTTGTATCAATTGTTGTATGGGTGCTGTGTTAATTGGTGTGTTGCTCATTGATATTTCCTTCCTGTTTGTTGGCACTGCTGAGTTCCTGTTTCATCTCCAGCAATGTTCTGAATGGTCCTTTGTTGGGATACCTGTCTATGGTGAGCAGTTTGGGACAGAAACTTTTGACCCATCCTTTTTCAAATTTAATAACATAATATCCAGCACAATACAATGATTTGGATTTTTTACTTTTGGTAAACAATGGTAATTTTTTTTGCACATCAAACACAGGATTACAAGGTTCAAATTTAGTGGGATATCCATACACAGAGTTTGTATCCACAGCAGGATCTTGTGACACAGTCACAGTGGTATTTCCCCACAGCCAATCTCCTTTGAATTCCTGTCTCAATTGTTGCTCATTGTCAAACATGCGACTGCCTGAGGCACAACTGAACATGTATCTGTGATCTTCCTGACGGCACAGTGTGCCCAGTTTGATACCTTCAGATTCCAATATCCAAAACTTACCATCCAATATGGGTTTGGCAATCACTGTCATGCTGTGACCTCTTCTGTTATTTTATATTTGGCATTCAATGGCTCAGCATAACTCTGTGCTTGATCCACAATTCTTTGCATGTCCCATTTGGCACAAAATCTAATCAATTTGATTCCCACTTGTTCCACTGCTTTGGGGTTGGCTGCTTCTGCCACAGTTTGAGCCATAATTTGTTTTATTTCATCTGGTTGTGCTCGTAAATCGCACAATATAACATTTCTATTGTAATCATCCAATACTCTGTGCTCTACTCCTTCATGATCCATCCAACGTTGCAACATCATGTTGTTCCAGTTAAACCCTTTATTTTTTCTATCTTCATATGCTTCACGCAATCCTACTTTGGTCTTGGTTCCTTTGGTTCTTACTCCTGGAAAAGCAGAAAATATATTGTCTGTGCTGTCTCCACGCACACATTTTTCAAACAATTGCCATTCTGGTTCAGGTGCTGTTTTGTTTTCACCTGTTTTTTTATCTTTTACAGGATTACCTTTTTGATCAAAATAACCTTTATCAGTGATGGTCACTTCTGAAATACCATTGTATTGTTTCACATTGGGAGCAATCAATTGTGCAAAATCACTGTCTGTGCTGATGATCACGTGCTGGTCTTTGGGATGAGCTTGTATCCAAGCAGAGATTAAATCATCTGCTTCTAATCTTGGATTTTGCAACACTGTGCAATTGGTCTTAGTTTGTATAAATTCTTTAAAATTATCAAAAGTTTCCCAAAATATTGTTTCTTCTTCTTTTTCTTTGGCTGTGAGTGCTGCACGAGCATCAGATCTATTGCGTTTGTATGGAAGATAATAATCTTTGCGCCAACTGCGTCCTTCCAAACAGAATACCACATGGTCTCCTTTGAAATCTTTCCATACTTTTCTTACACCGTTAAGAGTAATATGTAGAGCCATACCAATCTTATCATTAAGACTTCCGTCAGTTACGTGACGTGATCTAAAAAATACATTGGCTAAATCCACAAGCAAGTAGGTCATTAACTGATTTCCGATCTATCTTTTCCTAATTTGTTCACATTGATGTATCCAGCATCACGTGTGGCGTCCTGTCCTTGATCCTTCAGCACGTTTCTAGTGACTTCTCTAAACCAACCTTCCACTATCTCTTCATTGGTTTCACCTTTGTAACCTGCATCTAATAAATCTTCTATGAAAGCATTGTTCCAATCCAGTTCAAAAAATCCATTTCTGATGTTTTCTTTGTTCACGTGAGTCTCCAACACTGCCACCCAAGGCTTGCCTTCTTTGGTTGCTGCTTCTTTTTCACGCAACAATGCTTGATGTGATTCGCTTTTGTTTTCTGTTGTGTCTTCTTTTTTAAATATTTTTTTAACTTTATCAAATATTCCCATATCTTTTTGCTCCATTATGTACCCCATGCGTTTTTAAACAATGGCACCTGTAATCTATCACTGTATCTATATCCCATCTTCATTGCCAGTTCTGCCACTGTTCTATTGTTCATATGATAGACACTTTCTACTCCACCCACAGGCATCAAATAAACTGATCCCGAGAATCCTGCTTTACGATAATCAGCCACTGCTTGGAATGCCTCATCAGCATCTTCCTTGGTGGCCACCACAAATTTCAAATACACATGTCCCACATCTCCATATTCTGCCACCACTTCAGGCAGTATGGCTTCTTCACGTTTTTCTCCGCTCACACTTAATTTTGCACTCACAGAGAATGATATGGATTCTTTAGTTCTACCATTCTTCTGATTCCATTGAGTCAAATAATCTTTAAAATCTTTGTGTAGTTTTTGTGTGCCATTGGTTTCAAAAGTGATCTCTTTTAAAGCCTGCATCTTTGCATGTTCCAATACATCTGGATAAGCACGTTGCCAACCCAGCAATGGTTCACCGCCTGTGAATATAAAATGTTCATCCACCCATTGTTTGTGTGGCAATATTTCCATTGTTCTTTCCACAATAGCATCTGATGTCAGCATGGGAGATAAATCTTTGAATCGAGGATCCCAAGATGCATACGAATCACAGCCTGTGTTCACCAATGGCAATTCTTCATAGCTTTTAAAAGGAAATTGTTTGTGCTGTTCAAATACTTTGTCATTCTCATCACTACGCATGCCTCGAGGCAAACCAAAGCCAGCACAAGTAAAGTTGCAGCCAAATGTTCTCAAGAACACTGAAGGCACACCCATGTACCTGCCTTCTCCTTGTATGCTGTAAAATAATTCTGCTATTTTAATTTTGCTCATTATACTAATTCCTCTACCACTCCTAATAATTCTGCCAGTATGAATAAAAATCCAGCAGTAATAAAGTTACCAAATATTAAACTAATGCCTGCAATGATTCTAAATGCACTCTTGATTAGTGACACATAGAAATGACCTTTACTGGTGTCTTTAGGCTGTATGTTCATGTTTGTTTTCTTTCAAAGGAATTGACTCACATGAATCAATGTAATCTCCTTGGCTGTGATAATCTCTCTTCACTGTTTCTTTGTACAGCACACCATCTTTAACTTTGTAAGTGATTAATTCTTGTTTGATAATACCTGTGGTATCACCTCCGAATGCTGCGTAAAATGGTCCTTCTTTATTGGTCATCTGTGTCTCCTATCTTGGTGCAAATTGTTGTTGCAGGTTAATATTATCCATAAATTCTTTTTTAGTGCCAGCATCATCTTTGAAAGCACCTTTTAACACAGTGGTCTGAGTCAATGAACTGTGTGCCATTATGCCTCTGTTTTCACAACAGCCATGTGTGGCTTGTATGTACACTCCTAGATCTTTGGCTCCAGTGGCCATTTCAATCTCATTGGCAATGTCATTGCACAGTGCTTCTTGCAGTGTGCCTCTTCTAGCACACCATTGTGCTATTCTTGTGTATTTGCTCAATCCTATCACTTTGCCATTGGGTATGATTCCAATGTATGCCACTCCGCTCACTGGTTGATGATGATGACTGCACACTGATTTCAATTCACTACGCACCACCAACATGCCTGTGTAGGCATTTTCTCCCACATTGGGAAATGCTGTGGCATCGGGTCTGGATTCATATCTTCCACTCATTAATTCTTTCAAATACATCTTGGCCAGTCTGTGTGCTGTGTTTTTACTATTAGGATCATTTTCAGTATCAATCACAAGACTGTTTAAAACAGATTTGAATGATTCTGTTAATTCTTTTTCCAATAGAACCAGTTCATCTTTTTCAACATAGGCTGAAATATTATCATCAGCATGATAATTCACACCAGCCTCAATCAGTCTTTGTTTAATCTTTTCTGATACTTTCATTATACTCCTTATATTGTACTATTTTAACAGATTTGTTCCAGTTTGTCAATGATTTGTGCCAAAACAATTTGGTTTCCTTCATCATTGTAATGATTAATTTCTCCTCTGTAGTTAGGCCAGATCATACTGAAGTCCAACAGATTCTGTTCCTCAACAAAATGGTTACTGATACCAAAATTATCTATGTGTAAACTGGTGATTTGCTCCAGTTTTCTGTTGATATCTCTGCGTATCAATCTGTAGATGTCTTTTTGGTATTGATCATCATAGTGATACTTGAACCAATTTTTAGCAGTGTCTAAACTTTTATTGAACCAACTGTTGCGAGATTCAATGTCATTCCATATGAGATCACAATCTTTGTGCAGTCCTTCTTTGTGTATGGGATGAACGGGAGTGTGTACTCTGCTGGGACTGGTATGACACACAATCACACAATCATAGTCATGCTGCCACCAAGGATTTTCTTTGGTAAAGTTTAGCAGTTGTCTTAATATTTTATATTCGCCCACACCTGCCTGAGCCAAATTGGTCACATCATGTTGTTGAGCCAATTGAGCGGGCCATCCAGTAAGGCCATTGGGCCAAACACAAGCAAAACTATCACCAATGATTAGGATTTTTTTTGATTTTTTAGCCATGGTATGTATTTTTCCACAATCTTTTTGTGATATTCTTTATTGTAGTGTTCTTTGTCATGCAGTAAATATTTTTGAGGATCAATACCATTGTCCAACATATATTGCTCAACAGTTTTTTCTGCTACTGTGGTATTTTTTAATGCACCGTAATATTCCAAACTCTTGGGCCATTTCAATCTATTCATAAAATTAAACACATAAAGTTTAGCATTGTTTTCAGCACAAATTCTATCCCAAGCAAACACATTCAATAAAAAATCACGTCTTTCTAAATGTGTGTTCAATTCAAAAAATAATTTTATCTCCATAAATGTGTTTTTTCTTACGTCTGGTTGTTGCAATCCATCTGTTTCAGAAATTTTTAAACCTGGAAACTTTTCATAATCTTCTGCTGTGGGCTTGTTGTACAATTGCACTCTGCCTTCTTTGACCAATAAATCCATATACTTTTTTACTGTGGGTGTGCTTTCCACACATTCATGCACAAAATAATCCAAAGGCAGTGCTTCATCTGTGAGTTTCTCATCAAAAGCCAACACAAATCTATTCAATGGAGCCAAACAAAGAAAAACTTCATCAGTGTCTGGAAATGTGTTAAACATGTGCTTCATCCAATCAGTGTACATTCTATTGACAGTTCCAGCATGTGCATAGATACTCACGGGTTTATGGTTCACTGTGTTGTAAATTTCAGCATAGTTGTTATCATTCCAATAGGTATAACTGCCTGGACCTGTTTTGTTAGGCACAGTGACATATCCACAAGTGTGACTGTCTCCTATGAAAAGTGCTCTGCTCATTTTTTATAATTTCCTTTGTGAGGGATCACATGACGCACACCACCCCTAGGATCTTCCATGTCACCCTTGCGTCTTGGAATCAAATGAACATGCGGATAAGGAACAGTTTGACCTGCTGCCTCGCCCATGTTGAGTCCTATGTTGTAGCCGTCAATCAACCCTTTGGCAATATTTTCATTGCCAATTTTCAATGCTAATTCAAAACATTTCACAATCATATTTTGACTGGCTTGTTTGGGTACCAACAATGCATGTCCTTCAGTCACAGGATATCCATCCTCATACCACACACAATCTTTCAAATCATATATCACTTTGGTCCAAGGAGCTCTGCCTTCTTTTTGAGCTTGATTCAAAGTGTCAATTTTTTCCATACTACCATTGCTCCCAAGGAAACACTATCCAACGTGGATCTTCCAGTTTGTTGATTTCATAACCTTTGTAATCTATATCTTTGTAGGTGCTCACTGTGTTGTGCAATATCACAGCAAACTTTAATCTTTCTGGTTTGCCAAAGTTATTCATAATATAATTAAATGTGGCACCTGTATCATTGATATCATCCACTATCAATACTCTTTTTTGCCAAGCATATACTTTTTCCAATGTGTGTAAATCAGGAGTATCAGCATGATCTCGTAAACTTACATTTAACACATGATGAGGAACATCCAATTTGTGTGACAAATAGATAGCAGGAATACATCCTCCTCTGTTTAATCCTAATATTACCTGAGGTTGCCATTGTTGTTCAGTCAATTGCTGATGTATATTCAGCAGAGCTGCACGCATCTGGATCATGGTAAAATAATTTTTATTGGCTGTTTCCATATTAAAAAGGCATTTTCAGTTGCATTTTATTGTCATAATCATCTATCACAATATTGTAAACATTTTTAAATTTTTGAAAAGCAATATCCAATGACGGATACAACTCACACATTTCTTTTATTTTGTGCATTTCAGGCATGATATCCTCAAACATAATAGGCAGTTTGTAATCCTCAAAGTTTATGCCTTTCATTGCATCTGCTTCAAAATCTATGCCTGTGGTAGTAACACCATTGCCTGATCCACCAAATCCATACGGCACGCTCACTGTGCTGGCCACAATGTTATTTGTGCCTATATTTGCTTGATAGTTTATATCTACTTTATACGTTGTGCTGTCTGGTTGATTTTGTTCTAAAGTTTTATTTTCCATTTGTAATCCTTTGGTAAAGTTGTTTGCCACTAAAAAAGTTTTCAGCCAATGATATTTTTTGTTTGTGTACCAATGGAGCATACTTTTTGTAGTTGATCATGTAGTCATCTATTCTTGCTTTTAACAAATCTTTGTGTTTCTTATACAGTTCAAAAGATTCTGTCCATTCCGAAGGATATTTGAATTCTTCTTGAGCCATTTCTTTGTAACTTAAACGATCAGGAATCATTGGAATAACTCCTAATACTGCACCTTCATACCAACTGATTCCTAATGTTTCTTGTAAATTAGCACTGAAAATCAATTTGGCTTCTGCTAAAAGATTGTGATAGTCATTTTTTGACTGGCAACGATCCAAACAAGTGACAAATTCATACTGTGGCATTTCTTTTGCCAAATCTTGAAATATGTTGTGTTGTTTTTCCGGAGCCAATCTATGCGGGAAAAGAATAATATTCTTTTTTTCAATATTTTTATAACCAGTCAAGTCAGCATCCAAATATTCCATAGGCCATCCCGATCTCACTATTTTGCCTGTGTGAAACATTTCTGCTACTGTTTCTTTATCAGCCAGTCTGCCCAGATCCATCAAATTGTGTAAGAACATATCAATATGAAAATCAGTGGCAAAGTAATTGTGATCAAATGATTCAAACATGCTGCGTTCAGCCAGACGCACCCAAGGTTTATCACCTATCAATCTGCCTAGAAAGTCTTGTGGGTCATATGATCCTGCGTGCCACATGCCACCTATTTTAATTTTTACGTTTAATAATTCTGCCATGTACTTGAGTTGCAGCACTGTGGGATTCCAAGCATCAGTGTATAAGAAATAATCACCATCTTTGATATCTCCATTGCAGAACATTTCAGCAATCTGTTCCAATTGTCTGCTTTTGTACATGTTGGTGAATCCAAAGTTTAAAAAAGCACCTGGGGTGGTACTTTTCACAGCATCTCCTCCGCTGATCACTTGAACTTCAGTGTTGGTGTATCTTTTCAACTGTATGGGTAGATATTTTTTCCATTGCTTGGTGTATCTAGTTTCTACTTCTTCTAGATCCACAATATAAATCTTCATGCACTAACCTAATTAATTGTTACAGATTGATCAGCGGGCCAAGTTATCACTGCCCCGTTCTCACCATCTTCACTCACATCTATCGTGACTTCTCTTTTGGGATATTTTGCACTAATCTGTTGATACAGATCAGTGGCCATCATTTCACAACTTTTATAATCCAACTCTAATACGCCTTTGCCATACAGGTTTTCCAACCATCTTTTAAACTGTATGAATTCAATTTCTCTATCATCATGAAACACTTCTATGGCTATTTTGAAGTGAAACATGTGTCTGTGAGGATAACCCAAAAAACTCACATCATATTCATCACCTGTTTTGAATTTTGGATCTGTCAAAGCAGCAGGAAATTTGTGCGTGCCTTCTCTTCTAAATGTAACCCAAATTTTAGATTTCATAATGCTCATGTGTTTCAGTATTTAGGTTTATAGTATAACAACCTTTTCAATGCTTGTCAATGTCCACAGGATAGTCGCCTTTGTATTCACTCCAATCTGTGTAGGTTTTTTTGGTCATTAACTTGTCCAAATCATGTGTCCAAACTCCTGTATTGGTAGCACCCCACGTGACGTCATCCAACTTGATCACTGTGTTGGCATTGAATGTTTTGATGTTAGGTATTTTCACAGATATCATATTGATAAAATGATGGTTTAGATGCCAATTCATTCTTGATACCATTTCTGCATATTGCACATCATAATCCAATGTGACCCAAAGACCTAAATCTAATAATTTGTTGATAATATTATTCCAATCTCTCCAATCTTCTTCTGTCTCTGGAGTAAAACTTTGACTGGTGCCTAAATACACGTGTGCCACAGCAGTTTTTTGAGTATACCTCACAATGTCCACCACGTTTTGTACACCCACCACAAATAAAGTTATTTGATGTTTCATAGCAGTGTTCTCCACTTCTTTGCCTATGAAAAATTTTACTTTTTTTCTCGATTGTGTGTCCAACATTATTTTCTCCAATCTATATACCCTCTGGCATAGCCATTTTTTCTATTTGTAGCATCTGCGAATGCATTGTTCCACTCTGTGCTTCTGCTGTAACCTTTGGTCCAAAAATTAGACACATCCAGTTTGCCTGCAGAGATTAATTCCACTGCTTCACGCATACACTCTATAAATTTTTTATTTCTAGGACTTGGAAAGCCTACTGTTACAGCATTCCATAATAAATCAGCAAAATTAGTGCGAATGGATTCTGTTTTTTCAGCAGCCAGTATCAACAATGCTTCAGTGTTAAACATGTTCTTGTCAAACACCTCTGATCTGTTGTTCAAATCTATAATAACATCAAACACGCCTTCAGCATTGTGAGTGAGTTTATCTCCCCAAAACTGTTTGTTGTGATTGCCCAACACAGTGATATCAAAATGATAATTTTTTATTTTTAGATAGGTGTAAACCACATAGGATAAAAATCCACTGCCTATCAGCAGCAGTCTGCTGTTGTAGTTGGCTTTGTGAGCAATGGCAGTTTCAAATTGTTTGATCACATTAATGCCACATGCCACAGGTTCCACAATGTATTTGGGATCTGCTGTGGGAACTTTAACATAAGTTTCAAAATCACAATTGTAAATATCAGCATAAGCAGGTTCACCTCTGGTAGCCACATGATCTCCCACCTGAACATCTCGCACATGAGCACCCACTTGTGTGACCTGAGCCAATCCTTCATGACCTTGCATGTTTAATGGTAATGTTTTGAATTTGCCCAACATCATGTCCACATCACTGCGACATACTCCTGTCATGATATTTTTTACTTGAATCTGATTATCTTTCACTGCAGGAATGTCAATGGTTCCTTCATGAAACATGCCATCTCCTTTGGTGTATAACAGTTTAGTTTCAGTCATTGATTAAATTATGAATCCACACATCATACTCCTTGTGGTGATTCCAAAACTCTTTATGGTTAATATTATTGAAAACATCTTGAATCATAGCAGCATAAGCTGATTCAGGACACAATCCTAGTTCAAAACTTTTAATTAATTTTTCTTTTTTATAACAGTGCAGTGCTCTGTCATCTTTGTCCATACTGCGCCAATCAGCAGTAAGTTTGAATGTTTTTTTACCGTTATTGAACACCATTTCAGCCCAATCATCCACATCATATGTGCCATCTAAATTTACTGCACCATATTCTGTATCAGTAAGATCACTTAATTTCCAATTTTGTTTACGATTGGAAGAAACTATTTGATATTGAGAATATGTATTAGGATTCAACCAGATAAACATACTCAATAAATGTGGCATAAGATCTCTGCTGACTCCACCAAATGATAATTTTTTAGTGGTAAACCAACTGCCTGGTGCAGGCACTCTATTACGATTGATCCAATTAATATGTATTTCTTCAGCATCATCTATTCTAATACGCATTTCTTCTTCCACTGTGCGCCACATATTGTTTTTCATCATGATAAATTTAGCGTTTGGATATGTGAGTTGAAGACTCTGCCATCTTTTAGAATTAAGCACTCCTGGTTTTTCTACAAATACCACTCTACTGTGTGGTGCAACTGTTTGAGCTATTGAATCATGTGTATAATTAGGAGTGCATATGAACACTGCATCCAATTTGGGATGAGCCAATAGAGCTGTTTTTAAATTTGTGAATGTGGCTTGTTTGTTTTGATCAGGATCCACTGTGAATACTGTATGACCCAACTGTGTTAAGACTCTAACATACAATTGTCCAATACCCAATCCTATAACCAATGTTTTCATGCTTTTAATTGTTTTCTGTATTCTTCTATCTGTGTTTTGATTGCCAGTTTAATTTTCTTATAATTCTTTAATAATGCTTTACTCTCCCAACTTCTATCATGTTCTCGCTCTTGTTCCATTTCTTCAGTTTTTCTATGATAGTAATCAAACTCATGTTCTAATTTCTTTAAACTTTTATTTTTCTTACTCATATTATACCTCCTCAAATAAGTTAGAAAACTGTGTTGAAGCATTCACTGTTTTTTTGCCTGTGGCGCCTCTGGTACCTATGATACTCATCCAAAATCTGCTGTATTCCTCAATCACTGCTTCTGCTGTGTCTCTGTTGTCTGTGGCAAATATTGCTTCCACTATGTCTTTGAATGCCACTTTATCAAACTTTTCTTCCACCAACATGCGTGGAGTTAATCCTGCATCATACTGTCTGTTGGCTTCTTGCACAGCATTGATGTGTGTCCAAACATTGTGTGCCATTTGTAAGGTATAACTGAATGAATCCCAAGATGTTTTGGGATCACCGCCCACTTTGTTTTTATCTCCTGGAGCATAACAAGTGACATCTTTCAACTGTAATCTTTTACTGATAGGACTGTCTTGAAAATTGTCAAATATCTTTTCTTGTAACACAGCATCTCTAAATGCTCTGGTGTCACCGGCATATTTTTTATCATCTATGCTGGCAGCCATTCTATATGACCATTTTTGTTTGTCTCTGACATCCACTTCTGTGTAAATTTGTCCATTGGCTGATGCTAAGAAAGGTGAAGCACAATCAAATGACACAGTAAAGTTTGGATTGTGATATTTTCTTACTGCTCTTTGGATGTCTGTCAATAGCACTGCCCATTCCAGTTTGGATGTGCCTAAAAAGTGCATCCAATCATGAATGCCTTTTTCTAATAAACCATCAAATCTTAATGCCACTAATCTTTTCAATATAAGATGCACGTCACACATGTTCTGACCACCCATTGCCCAACCATTAAAGTGAGTTGTGGGATATTTTTTAGGATCACAATAATCTTTCATCTGCTGATACCAATCATCTGCTTGTTGAAAGTTTTCGCCTTGTAACACATTTAAAAACTTACAAGCACCTGTTCTATTCTTCATGAAGTAATCATTATTGATTCTTGTGCCATCCACTGCTTCCTGATAGGAGTTGATATTGCTGGCTTTGGCACCTTCTGGAGAACGTGAAACCCATGCTGGAATATCTAATATCATACCATAGTCCATGTTGGCATCCATCCAAGCAAGCACTTGCTCTCGCTTCTTCTTGGATTTGGGACACGTGGGATCTTTCCAATTGCCTTCCCATACTCCTTTACCAATCTGAAACCCTCCTGAATCACCCAGTACAAAACTGGTTTTTCTATCTCGGTTTCTTATGATGTCATCTCTGGCACTAAATTTGTCCATGTTCAAGTCAGCATGACCTGCACTGTACAAATGCCATCTGTAATGAAAATATGTGTTGGTGGGCACAAGATAATTCATGCCTTCTATGCCATGATTAAAAGCAGCAGGAATTCTGTGAGTCGGGATATAATCCTTATCATGTCTTGCTTTGCCCAAATCTCTTGCATAGAAACTGCTCAACGCCGGCAGAAATACTGAATAGTCTTTTTGCTGTGCTGTTAAGTCAGTGTGCATAATTTTACTTGCCTTAATTTATTTGGTCTGTGCTGGCAATATGTAATTGTATTCAGCAATACCGCTATCCACAGAAATTTGCATAGCACCTTGATCACTAATCTTCATTTTGATTTTGCCATCAAGATTTAATATACTAATCACTTGTTGAATAGGCCAACTCCAACCTTGTTTTAATTCACCTACCACATTGGCTTGAAAAGTAAAACTTCCTGCATGAGAGTTTGCATCACCAAAGTAAAACATTAAATTTTTATTTTCAGTTTTAACTGTGAAAACAGTTTCTTCTGTGTGTGCTGCCGCTTGCAGTTTTAATCTTTGAATACTAGCAAGAGCTGGTTCAAATTCAATGTTCCAAGATGTACCTTTGAATTTGATTGATTTCAATTTTTCATTGATAATCTCAGTGTTCATAAATCTGTAATCATTTTGGAAATCACCTGATGCATTTTCAAAGTGAATGTGTGTGGGAATTTCCACTCCATTGCGTGTGGCTTTGACCACATTTAATTTGGCGTCTTTTTGATACTCAGGACATTTCAAGTGTAATGATAGTTTGTCCAAGTTAGGCATACCAAATGTACCTGTAAATTCAGATACTTTTTTGTTGGTTATTGCTGAAAGAATAACTGATCTGTCTTCAGCCATGCTTTCAATTTTAGTTTGTTCTTCGTTGGTAACTTTCACTAGACTCAAAAACCCTAGTTGATGAGTGTGTGCTACCATGTCTTGTAAGATGTCTTTCATTTTGTTCTCCGTTGTGTTATGTTCATTATATTTAGGCCTGGCTAAGAAGTCAAGTGATATTTGTTTTTTATGTAATCAATCACATTAACTTTTGGTTCCCAACCTAAATCTCTTAATTCTTTGATATTGGCACAGTTGTCCATTCTTTCATATACATTGCCAGATTCAAACTTATAATTTTTAATGCCAGCCAAATCTACCAAAGTTTTCAAATTGTTGCTGATTCCGGTACCCACATCTATCACTCCTGTTATTGAAGTGTTCATTAATAATTTGATTGCAGATATTATGTCAGACACATGTACAAAATCTCTAGTATGCTCAGTGATATAACTGATGTCATTCTCAAATAGTTTGGTCATAAACATACCATCTCTACCGCCTTCACACCATACAGTGGTAAATCTTAAACCTAAACTGTGTGCTGGAGCAATCTTATCCATGGCAAATTTACTAAAAGCATAAGGATTTTTTTCTGGTTCGTATGCTGAACTAGAACTGGCATATATTATTTTTGTATGAGGAAATGCATCAAATAATCTTTTAGATGCTATCACATTTATGTCCCAATACTTGGTAGGATTTTTTAAACTCTCTCTTACTTGTGCCAATCCTGCCAAATGTATCACAAGATCCACTGTATAATTCAAATCACAAGTTAATAAATCATTGCCATCTTTGACGTCTATGCCTATCACTGTGTGTTCTTTGATCAGTTCATTGTACAAAGCACTGCCTATAAACCCCATGTGTCCAGTTAACAGTATTTTCATTTTTTCTTTACTCCTAAATGTTTAAAAACCTGTTGCACACATTTGGCTTGATAGTAACAATCAGCCAATGCGTTGTGTAGACTGCTCTGTATGCTCTTTCTAGGATCCTGTGGCATCAGATCAAACAGTGTGCGACTGTCTCTGATTTGCCAATAGTTGAAAGGCACAGGAGTGCGAGCTTGGTCATATAAATTTTGTATGATGGCATAATCAAACAATGGACCTTGACACCACAGCTGATCCAATCCCACACACCATTTGTTGAATTCTTTGGCAAAGTCTGCTATGATCACACGATCTGTGTCTCCCAATGCCTCATCACGTATCTCAGGTGCCTGTCGGCCCCACCATTCAATGGTACCTTCGTCCACTGTTCTACCCAATGCTGTTTGCTCATCCACATTTAATCTCCAATATCTACCTTCGTAGGGTTCTGAGTCTGAATGTGGATCAAACTTGATAGCACCCACAGTCAATATGGCAGCGTCTGGTCTGGTGCCTAATGTTTCCAAATCTACCATGCCGTATCTTGCCATTTAATCTCCAAAGTCAAATAATGTGTTGAATGTGTTGCCTGTTTCTGTGCTTTGAATATCCCAATCCAGCACTCCCAACAGGTTGCCCAATTTACTATCGATCACTGTGGTTTCCATGGCTGAGTGATCAAAAGGTAATTCTTTGAACCATTGAGGTATTCTCAATTGATCTGTGGGATAGGCCACACTGGTGTACTCCAAAGGATTGTTTCTAAGTTTGCACACAATCACTTTCATGCCATCCACAATTTCCAAACTGTAACGATCATTGTTCATGCGTTTTAATGTGTTCCAATTGATTGAAGCTCGCACGTGTCCTGGCATGTTGGCTTTGCCTTGTGCTTTTTCTTTCTTTTGATAATCTGCCACATTGTTAGCACGTTTGGGAGAACCTTTTTCCCAACCTGGACGCAGTTTGAATTCATTTCTAAATGTGCTGATTCTTTCCAACACTGTTTTTTCATCTGATTTGGTCAGCACCATCAGTAATATTTCACTTAAAAAATCCTGCACAAACACTGGAGTGTCCGAACGTTTAAGATCCAATCCCATGGCTTTTACCTTGCCTGGTTTACCATTCACATCCATACGATCACCTTCCAATTCATATATCAACACAGCATATCTTTTTTTAGTGATAAACAATCCTGTTTCACTGATGGATTCACGTCCTGCTTGAATTACTTCTGCTCTTGTTTTGGGACAATGAAATGCTTCGCCCATGAATGCTTTAAAACTGTTGTTGACTTCTTCAGCCACTTGATCATACAGTTTGATCACACTTTCTTTGGTCCATGGAATCAATCCTGCATCAATGTCTTTCTTTAAAACTTTATAAGCACTGAAATAAGCAGAGTCTGTATCACCGTATATCACAGCATCTCCCAAATGATCGTATGTGCCTGTGATCACTTCGTTGATCTTGGATGCCATGTGTTTGCTGATGGTTCTGCCTGTGAGTGTGGTTGATTGACCTATGCGTTTGTCAAAGAATCTACAGCCTGGATTCAATATGGCACCATACAGTGAGTTCAAATTAATTTTTTTAACCAATTGTCTTTTGTCCCAAAATTCTATCTCTGCTTGATTGCTGGCACTTTGTGCTTTCTTTTTCATGGCCTGCATCTCAGTTCTTTCTTGATACCATGTTTTTAATAATCCAGGAATCACACCTTCAAACTCTGTGGTAAACATGGTGCCATTGGCACTGATCATGATGGGCTTGTGGCTGTCAAATATCATCTTGTAAATCTCTGCGCCACTTTTTTCTTCTGTGGTACCATTCTCCCAATCTATTGTGATAGGCATGTCTCGTCTTTGAGTCATCACATATTCATACTCCAAACTGCCAAACTTATTCTCCCATGCTGCCGCAAATGATTTGCCTTGTAGATTTATTTGATCCTGTAGAAATGATTCTGTGTAGGTGTTACGCAATTGCCCCACCACACATTCAGGAGCCATGTTCAAAGCTCTGATCACGGAAGGATACAGTGAATTCAAATCCATAGAACCTATCCAATCATGCAGTCCTTTTTTGGGAAATGCCACATAGGCACCTGCTGCTGTGGTGTTTTCTTCATCGGATCTGTGTGGTCTATTGGGAACCTGCAATCCTCTTTTGTGTGCTTCATTGATGATGGCTTGTTCGGTCACTGCCACAGCACCCATAGTGGTCTGCATCAGCACTGTGTTGGCATGAGCTAGTTCATTGCTGAGATCTAAAAATTTAAGTTTTTTATCCAAGTTGTTCAACAGTTGCACGTCTTGTCTGTTGTATTCTATAAAAGTTTTAAAGTCATTGTTGTACAGTTGATCCAACGTGCCTTCATACACAGTTTTTGTTTCTCCCAATTCAATTTCTCCTATGGCATCCAGTCTGTATGTGTGGCGTTCTTCATAGGTATATTTTCTATACAGTTCCAAACTGTCTATGTGTACTCTGCCTATTAAATCATAAGTTTCTTGTTCTCTGCCATATTTTTCAAATGTTCTTTTTTTAGGCATCTGTGACCATAAACAAAAACGTCTAGTGTCATCTTTACTCAATACTTTGCTGACTCTATTCACTAGATAAGGCATGTCATAACCTTCTGAGTTCCAACCGCTCAACACATCCACATCTTCTATTATGTCTAAAAATGCCTGCAACATGTCTGTTTCACGCTCATACAGATATAAATTCTTTGTGTCTTTGGTCTGATCCTTGGCTTGTTGAAGTGTTAAGGTTTTAGGAATCAGTGCAAAAGTCACCATGCTGTCTATCCATTGCAGATACACAGTGATAGCTGTGACTGGCATGAACGGATCTGAGGGATCAGCGAATCCTTTTTCAGGATCAAAGTCTGCTTCTATATCAAAAAATGCCACATTCAGTTTGGGAGCATCGTGATTGAGGTAGTTGGCACTGAGACATTGAAATATGGGATTGATGTCGGATTCAAATAATTTTTTGTTTCTATTGATGGCTAATTCTTTATGAAAGTCTTTGGTGCTCTTGCTGACAATTCTGCTGAGAGAATTGCCATATATGCTTTTGAATTTGCCATTGGCATCTTCATAAAAGAATGTGTATCTAATGGGATATTCTTTGTAGATTCTTTTGCCTTCTTTGCGTTCTACCACACGAATAAAATCTTGATTTCTATCGAAGAATGCGTCTATGTAACTCATATGTTCCAATCCGTGTCATTTAAGGCTGACACATACCAAATAATCGCTTATGGCCGATTATGCCTTATCTAATGTAATATAGTATTATACCACCAAAGCCCACACATGTCAACACAATGTTGGTCACAATCAGTGCAGGTTCTCGCCAAATCAATGAAACTATCAACCAAAATACTCCACCCAAGGCCAACAGTATTGGTCCCACGGGATATAGTTCTGGAAATCCAGCATTAACAAATGTGCCCACAATCAATATGGCTGTGGCTATCCATTTGAGAATTAGATCAATTTTTATTTGTTTCATATCTGTCAAAAACTCTGTTGATCACATTGTTCACTCTCACGAAGTGAGCACACTTGGGCATGTCTTTGATTCTTCTTGCTCCTATATAAGTGCAAGTGCTTCTGACTCCACCCAATATCTGTTCCACAGTGTCTTTCACAGGACCTTTGTTGTCTAATTTTACTGTTTTGCCTTCAGTGCCTCTGTAGCCATCTTTTCTTGCGCCGTGTTTTTCAAATGCTGATTCGGAACTCATGCCGTAGAATACTCTTTTGCCATCTTTCAATTCTAATTCTGATTCATCATGTGCTGCCAGCATGCCACCCAGCATCACCATGTGAGCACCTGCAGCCAATGCTTTGGCTATGTCTCCTGGCTGTGTGCAACCACCATCAGCAATGATGTGTCCACCCACTCCGTTGGCAGCATCAGCACATTCTATGATGGCAGAAAACTGTGGCACTCCCACTCCTGTTTGTGTACGAGTGGTACACACTGATCCTGGACCTATGCCCACTTTGACCACGTCTGCTCCATTGATGATTAATTCTTCCACCATCTCTGGTGATACCACATTGCCTGCTATGATGGTCTTGTCGGGAAATTCAGATCTTATTCTCTTAACAAAGTCCACAAACTGTTCATGATAAGCATTGGCCACATCTATAGTGATCATGCTCACATCTGGATATTTCTCCATAACTTTTTTTAAAGTTTGATAGTCTGGTGAATTGTTGTCCCACATGGCTCCTGTGCCTGTACACGCACTCACATATTGTAATTTTAATCCTGTGCCTATTGCTCTGTCCCAATCCGCAATGGTGTAATGTTTTCTTAACACAGTTAAAAGTTTATATTCTTGTAATACTCTGGCCATACTGAATGTGCCCACACCATCCATGTTGCTGGCAACCACAGGCACAAATGAGATCTGCTGTTTGCTGTTACGAAATGTGAAATCTCTAGTCATGTCCACATCACGTCTTGAACTCAGTGTGGATCTTTTGGGTTTTAATAGTACGTCTGCGTAATCCAAATGTATGTTATAATCTATTCTCATTTAAAAAAATCCTCTGCTTTAACAGCTCTGTCATCCACCCAAACATCATACACTGGTTTGCCCAAATTTACTGAATGGAATTTGCACCCCCATTCAGTCAACTGTTGACGAGTTAACTCACTCCAGTCTTTGCCACTGTTGCCACCTCTTGCTGTGTAATAATGAATCTCGTGTCCATCATCATACAACTGATTAACTCGGGCTATGCGTGTGATGTCAGGTGTACTGTTGACATAATCGCTGTCTTTATTATAGCAAATTGTGTTGTCAATGTCAATGATGTACTTCATAGGATTACCAAATGTGTTTTGACCAATTGTACACTGCTATCACAGCAATGATAAGAAAATATATCTGTTGAGTTTGTCTAGCTCTGTCTTTGTCCAGTATGGCAATATAATACCATAAGGATATGGATGCTAGACAGATCAGCCAACCCAACCATTGTAGGGAGATGATGGCCGTGGCATGAATGGTGGCTGCTGTGATACCAAACCCTGCTGCGATCCATCTAATCATCTTAATAGACTACTTGTCTTTGCCTACAGCTATCACCAAGTTTTCTAAATTGTCAAACTCTTCAGCAACTTTGTTCCAATCACCTTTTTGAGCAATTTTGATTGCTCTGTTGATGATGGCTGGTTTAATTTCTAATTCTTCTGCCACTGCTTTGATAGTGTCTTTCAAACCTGTGCTTAAATCTTCAATTTCTGAAAGCACATTAACACCTTCATCCACTATTTTTTTCAGTTTGGCTTGTTCTTCTGGGCCATATGTTCTTGCCATTTTATTTCTCCTTTGATTTAGATTGTTGTATTGTAATCGATTATCACACAATTGTCAAGGTTTATTTGTCTTCTTTTTTGGATTCTTTGTAAAAATATTCATCAGAATCACCAAACACCCATTTGGCATTCTGTTCACAGTGCCAATATTTGGTACTCACTTTAAAATCTGGTGTTTTTAACTTGCCTGGATTGGCACTGGATTCATGCCAGATCATTCTATTGTTGGGCTGAGCAAAAAATTGACCATTGTCCAATTGACCTATGTTGTGTCCTTTGTGTTCGGATGGCACTTCTGATTCAGTCACATTGGGAGTGTTGGGATCTGAATGAGCACTGTCCACTGTGAACAGATACACTCCTGACATCTTTTTGCCATCTTTGAGAATCACATCCACTCTGCTGTACTGTAGATATTGTTTTTCAATGATGGTGATATGATAGCTGAAACCATCCCACAGTTGCAAGTAATCCAAAGGCAACTGTTCTTCCTGTTTGATATCTGTGCGCCAAACAAATGCACTCAAAGGCAATTTGTCATACAGTGCACCATATTCTGGTAGATATGCTTCTATATAGAATGCTCTGCGAGGAATAGACTTTAATGTGACCCAATTGCAAGGCACAAATTCTCCATGACCTTTTTGAAAGTCATACAGATATTCTTTTTTGATGTAGGCTTGAATGTATGGCGTGTTCACTACGAAATTCATACACAATAGTTATCAATCAATTATTTTATTTCGTTAGGATTGATTTGATATCTTTTGAATATTGGTTTATACTCGCTGTGTATTTTGTCAGGCGTGATCGCTGGATGTGTTGCGGATAAATGCTTGATTGCATTTATAAAATACTGTCTATCAGTGGGAAGTTGTTTATCTGATTGATACATGTTTGTCATTGCTGTGGTAATTTTTTGCTTGTCAATTTTTTTGCTCAAGGATTTATCCTGTAGCACATTTAACAGATCCTGAAATTGTGCATCTGATGATTTGTCACCAGCTCCATAGTCTTTAAGACCTGGGCCACCACCTATGGTGGAAATATCAGTGGCTATTTTAGACATATTGTCGTCTTTTGACAAATAATTTTGAACACTTCCTGGAAAGTTTTTTACTGTTTGTTTAACGTCTTTAGCGCCTTGCTTTATTTGATTGGGGAAATTTTTTATGGCTTTGGTTGCTTGAGCAGGGAAACTTTTTAATGCTTTGACAAACGGTGCTTCTGAAACTATTTCATTAATTTTCATTCCAGCACTCCAATTTTTTATTTTTTGTTATTTTTCTTCTCTGTGACTTTTTTATCTAAGATTTTGAAAAGGATTTCTTCGTAGGTTTCCATTTTGCCATCGGATGGTTTCACAATGTCTTGCACAGGTATGCTGTCAATTTCAGCTTGATCAAATTTTTCATCATAATCCATGTAATGATACACAGAACTGATGTAATCAGATGCTTTAGTGATCTTGGCTTGAACCCAACCTTCCAGACCTTCTGCTTCTGAAACGTTCTTTAATAACTCATGCAGTTTGATGCTGTATTTGGCCAACTTGTATAAGTCAGCACGAGCCATTTGAACTTCGTGATCCAACTCTGCTTTGTGAGCTGCATCTCCTAAACCTTCTTTGATCTGTTTGTATTTCATATGAGTATTTATCTTTTTAATGGGCCGCCGAATATGCTGACGTTTTTCATGTCCAGTGCATTATCAGTGGGTTTTTGTTTTTTGGGTTTGGCTTTGGCACTTTTGTAAGCATAAGGATTGGTCACTTGTGGATTGGCTATGCTGGCAATATTGCCCGCAGATGTGGATCCCACAGAAGCCACTTCTCTTATGATGTCTCTTATTTTCATTGTGTTTCGCCTATGCTGTATTTATGTGGTGTTTGGGATTATTTGTGAACTTTGGGCACAGTGATGCCCAGCTTTTTCACTGCTTTGCCACCTTTGTAAAGCCTTGCGTGTGGCACTTTGAGATTTTTTGGGCCGTATATATCGCCCACTTTGAATGTGTAGCTCAACTGTGCTGGATCAATGCCGTAATGATAATCTGCTCGGGATTCGGTAATTTCTTTGATTTTCATCTATTTGCCTGATGGCACACAATTATCCACACGTTTGCCACCTTTCATTTTGGTGCCCATGCGTTTGTAGCCTTTCCAACACACTTTGCCGTCCACACCTTTTTGTTTTTCAGATTCAGACAGTGTTAGATAACTGGGATTACCACACAGTGAACAATTAAAAATTTCGTTGATTTTCATAGCACTATTATTTATTGCGTTTGCGACCTTGGCGCATGTTTATCTGCCAGTGTGCCAGTTGTTTCTTGCGTGCGGATGCTGTTTTAGAACTGCGTATCTTCTTCAGTTGTGTGATGGTAGCACCTTTGGGTATGCCTGCTCGCTTGCTGTCACCTGGTTTGCCTGGACCTTTGCCATCTGCAAAATTTTCTGTTACTTCACGAATCTTCATGGTATTAAACCAGTTTTAATTTTTTTGCTTGTCTGCGGATCTCACCTGGTTTGACATCTCGAGTGGTATTTTGTTTGGTAATGATGCCCACGCCTGCTGCATCTTCCACAGGTTCCAATTGTTTTTTATGATAATTTTCAAATGCTTGTGTGACTTTGCTCAATGGATCTTTGTTGGCTTGATACAGTATGCCATATCCACCTTTGGCACGCCACTTTTCAATATTGATAGGTCTATCGTCAATCAATATGTTGCTCACACCATTCTTTGTGGCCCAACCTTCTTTGCTGCCTGTAACAATAATCTCATCAGGCTTGACTATGTTTTTACCTATCCAAATCTTTTTGTAATATCCACTGTTTTCAGTGTCACCTCTCAATGGAGATGTTAGTATGCTGTATTTTCCACCAGTGAATTTTTTAATCATTTCAATCAGTGTGTCAGTTGTGGGAAATTTAGGCAGATTAGCAAAGAAATCTGTGCCGGCTATTCTGTCTATCACTTCTTGTTTGAGATCTTTGGTTTTGTCAGAAGTCAATTGTTTCCAGTGATCCACACCGTACAATTTCTCCACTCCACCAAAAAAGTCAGCAATCACACCATCCATGTCCAAATACACAGTGGGTCTCACTTGATTTTGTTCTGTCATGCAAGTATTATTATACAACTTTTCGTTGTGCAAATCAAGTGTTATTTTGGTATGTGTGATTTCGGCTATTTTCATTACTCTTTGTCACATTTTGAACAACAACAATTGCGGCATACTTCTATGGTCCATTCACGTGTGACTTTGTTATTGACAGTTTCGCTCTCTTTTCTTTTGAAAGTTTTACCACAATGAGTTGACCCACCGCAGTTGACACAGTATGGTTTTTCTTTGATCATATGATTAAGATTTTTTTGGTTCTTGCTCTTTATCTTTGTTGTAATCTTTTATGGGTTGAACAATTTTTTTAGCAATTTTATCTTTGAAACTTTCGTCAGCAGTGTCAACATCTGTGGACTGAACCACTTGATCATAATCAGCCATGCTGATAGTTTTGTCTTTGATCTTTAATAAATTTGTGGTAACATTGTGTAGATCCATATCAGTCTTGGCATCTTCTCTGGCATATTCCATCAATCTAATAAACATAGGTATGTCTATGGTCAGTGTGTCTGTTTTAGCCACTTCTTCGCCCACTGTCTTAGGAGTAGAAGGTTTATAATCAGCTGGCATAAATTTTGCATATCTATCTTGTAATTGCTTTACAGTATTCAAATCTTTGCCTGAATCCAAACTTATTTTAGCCACATCAATATCTTGTTTTATGTTCTGTATCAATTGTTTGTCGCCTTTTTGATTAGCAACATCTAATGCTTTGTTCATGGCTTGTATCACTGGCACATTATTATTGATGGCATTATTGATGGAACCTATGCCTGCCACACTGCCCACAATAATTCCAGCTACAGCCATTTTTTGTAACCAATCTTTTAAACCTTCGTCTAATTCTGTGCTTTCAAAATGTTTAGAGTAAGGACGACCTTTGGCAAATTCTCTGCCATAGCTGAACTCCTGTCTCTGTGCTAATTCTTTGGCTGAAAATCCTGGTGCTATCTTTCCGCCTCTGTGTTGTGCTGCAAAATCTTCTCTATTTTTAAAGAACGCTCTAATCTCATCTGGATTCATCATGTCCAGTTTAGATTTAGTTTTTACCATAGATGATGGCATTCTAGAACCCATTTCGTTGATGATGTGTCTTAGCTTCATTTCTTTCTTCCTCTAAATTTACTGTCTACTGAACCAGTCATGTGTGGCAGACTGAACCACAGTTTGAACCAATCTGGATCACCTGGTTTCAAGCCTAATTTTTTTTCTTTGTCTTTTAATGCCTGTGCTGTGTGACTGATATTTTCCACTGATGGCATTGTGTGTGAAAGAGTGTCTATGCCTGCCAGTTTTTTTAATTTATCAATCTCGTTCATACAATATTTATGCTGTTTGCTTTAGGTTTTGACGTATTTTTTGATATATCTCGTTGCCAATTTTTTCATCTGCGGGAATGGTGCTTAAAAAGCTGCGTCTAGCACCTTGCACAGCATATTCACGGGCTTTGCTGGCACTCACACCTGCAGCACCTTCGGCATCTGGATCTCTCATGCCAGCATTCACAGTTCTAATACTGTCAAACTGATAATCTTTGCCATTGTATTTGCTCAGCAATTGATCAAATTGTTGTACTCTGTCTGAACCTGCCACATATATGATATCTCGGTAGCCCATGCCTTGTAATTTCTTCATGGCATCAATGATGGTTTTAACTCCTGCATCTCCCACTGTGACTGTGGGGAACATTTTTTGAGCATACAGCACTTTGTCTTCAAAACTCAAAGGATTTGTTTTGGCATCTTGAGTGTGTGTTAAAAATAAAAAATGATCTCCTGGCTGAGACGCAATGGTATCCACTAATTTTTTATGACCTGTGGTGGGTGGATTCATTCTGCCGTAAGCAAATGCGGCAATTTTAGGCGCTGGCTGACTTATTTCTATGAGTCTCATTGTGCATTCTTGACCGGATGTTGTGCCAACCCTTTGGTAATCTTGCCCACAAGATTCACGCGATCATCTGCATTGATTATTTTTTCTGGTTTGGCTTTGATTTTAAATTTTTTAAAATATTCTTGGATGGCATTTTCCACACAATTGCTCCACATGTTGACATCTTTTTCAATCATATGATTGTCTGTGACTTGTTTGGCCACTGGAAAGAAATGTTTCCTAAAAAAAACACTGTCATTCAACATGAATTGATATATGTCCTCTACCACATCATATCCCATGTTGTCTCTGGTAATTGCTGTGAAATCTTTCATCTTGACCATGATTATTTTTCCAATCTTTTAATTCTTGCTTCTAATTCGTCTATCTTTTTGGCCGCACCAGGATTTGATTTTTTCCAAGCATCTGGATCTTGATTTAACCAAGTCCAACCATATCTATCACGCAAGAAATCAATGGCTCCGTCCCACTTGCTGTACACCCATAAGCCAATGCGAGTGTCTTTGATATAGGTCAGAAACAATGCACCAAATATTGAACCCATTATGCCTGTGTATATCCACAGACGATCTCCTACCATTCTTTCAATCATTTCCCACATGTTATTTGATCTCCTCTGTTGTGATTTGTGTTTTTAACCATGCTTGTTTATCTTTCTCCACTGACTCATCTGAAAGATATACATTCTTGCCATCATAAACATCTTGTAATTGCTGTCCAATCCAATCGAATACTTCTTGATCTTCCTTAGAGATAGTTTTTTTATGAGTTTTGTAATCTGTAATTTTTACCATTTGCGACAACTCCAATAACGGGCCTTTGTTCTTGGACCTGGGTTAGCACAGTTGTGTCTTGCTCTAAAACTTCTACGTCTTGCTGGGTTGGATTTTCTAATTCTCATGTTGGGATCACCAAAGTTCACTTTGACCACATTGCCGTTGGGTTTTTTCACATACACTTTAAACTTTTTTACGTCTCCCTGCATGGGTTTACCCAAAGGCACTTTGCGTCCTCTGTATTCTGCTTCATCTAAATTTTCATCTTCATTGAACCACATCACATCATAGGCTGAATGAAAATCTTCACCTTCCAGTGTTTCTTCATCCAATGTTTCGTCAGTGCTGATTTCAATATCAAATTCATTCAATCCCATGGCTTTCAGTTTTTCGTTTAAACTTTCTGCCAATTCATCTGCCTCAGTCGAATCCAATGATCTGTGCAGTTCCACTCGCAATACTTGATTGTCATCTTCATCCTCAAAAATCTCATATGTGGTTTGGTCTTCCAACAATCCAATAGCGCTCTCGCTCATTGCTGTGTTCAACAATGATTCTGGATTGATGTCTTTGCCTATGATGCTGAAAAAATGTTGCATATTAGTGATTCAGTTTGATTGATGCTATATCGCCTGCTGTGTACACCACTTTGGCTCTGATCCACACAAAATTACCGGTAAAATTATAAAAAAAACTACCATCAGCATTTGCATGAGCATTGTTGGTGCTGGTGTGTGCAGTGCCTGTGACATCAAACCAATCTGTGGCAGTGGGTTCAGTGGCCAATGAGGCTTGTATCACTATGGTACCCACAAAATCAGTCACAGTCAATTGCACTGTGTGAAATCCATCACTGCGACCATAGTATCCGTCGCCTTTGTATTGCTCTCCTGTGACAGTGGTGGATGTGCTGTCATTGGGATGGTTTTGTGCTGTTAATATTGTTTCGCTGTATGCTGGCATACGTATATTTAGTCCTTGTATGCTGTTAGATGTTTGTGGCGATTTCTATGGTCTGCGACGAATTCGACACTTCTAATACTATTTTATTGTCTTTGGCATTGATCACAAGTTTTCCACCCTTTTTTAAAGCACCAAACAGCAGTTCTCTTGACAATGGTTTTTTAATTTCTCTGTCAATGGTTCTCTGCATGGGTCTAGCACCCATTTTAGGATCAAATCCTTTGTCCACAAGATAATCAATGGCTTCATCAGACACTGTTACTTGAATATTTTTTTCAGTTAAGAATTTTTTTAATTCGGTCAAGAATTTGCCCACAATTTTGATCATAGTAGGTTTGCCTAATTTTTTGAATGTGACCACAGCATCCAATCTGTTTCTAAATTCAGGCGTGAAGAATTTTTTTAATGCTGTGTCAGAATATGCTTCATCCATGTACTGAGCAAAACCTATACTGCCTTTTTCTGCCTGTTCAGCACCAAGATTGGTGGTTAATATCAACATAATGTTCCTGCAGTCAGCCACTTTGCCGTTGCTGCCAGTCACTGTGCCTTCATCCATAATCTGAAGCAATATTTGTGAAATATCAGGATGTGCTTTTTCTATTTCATCCAACAGTAACACACAGTTGGGTGATTCTTGTAATTTTGTAATCAATGATCCAGCATTTTCTTCATAGCCCACATAACCTGGAGGGGATCCAATCAGTTTGCTGATACTGTGTTTTTCTTGATATTCACTCATGTCAAATCTTATCAATTTTACTCCCAAATGTTTGCTGAGTTGCTTGGCTGTCTCTGTTTTACCACATCCAGTTGGTCCCATGAATATAAATGAACCTATGGGTTTATTTTCTGCTTTCAATCCTGCTTGAGCAATGAACACTTTGTCCACAATATTGTCAATAGCTTCATCCTGATCGTACACTTCAGATTTTAAATTTTTTTCAAGATGTACCAAGTTGCTGTTCTCTCTCTGTTGAATGTTTTCCACAGGCATGGTGATCAGTTTACTTAATTCAAATTCTACTTCAGCCACATCAATCTTACGATTTTCTTTGGGACTGATATTGAATCTACTGCCAGATAGATCTATTAAATCAATGGCCTTGTCAGGTAATTTCTTATCAGTTTGATATTTGCAACTTAATTTTACTGCTGCTTCAATGGCTGCATCTGTGATTTCAGCTTTGTGATAATTTTCATAATATTTTTTAAGACCTTTCAATATGTCTATGGCCACTGATTGACTGGGCTCATCCACAGTGATTCTTTGGAATCTTCTCATAAGAGCACGATCTTTTTCAAAGTATTTTCTGTATTCTTCCCAAGTGGTACTGGCCACAACTTTTAGTGTGCCTTTGGTCAGCACTGGTTTTAATAAATTTGCTAAATCATTGGATCCTTTGTCTCCACCACCTGCTCCTGCTCCGCTGATATTGTGTGCTTCGTCTATGAACACAATGGTTTTGCCTTTTTTCTTTAGTGCTTGCAACACCATTTTGAATCTTTCTTCAAAGTCTCCTCTGTATTTGCTACCAGCCAACATGGCACCAATGTCTAAATTATACACCTGATACTCTTTTAAAAAGTCTGGAACCTTATTGGTCACAATGTTCAATGCCAATCCTTCTGCTATGGCAGTTTTACCCACTCCTGGATCACCCACTAATATCACATTGTTTTTCATTCTACGACCCAAAGCCAATGAAATTTGATCCAACTCAGCATGTCGACCTATCACGGGATCTATTTTTTCTTTTTTTGCTTCCGAATTCAAATTTGTGGTGTATAGATTCAATGCTCTTTGAGTGGCAGAACTGTTTTCTTCTGCTTCATAATCAGTTTCTAATTCACTGTTTAAAAAATCAGCAAATTTGTCTTTGCTGATGTTGCTTTTGGCAATGTAATAATAACTCCAGCTCTTCTTTTCACTCATCATGCTCAAAAACACATCAGTCAGTTCAATCTGTTGACGACCACTGAACAACACCTGTGTGAATGCTCTGTTGAGTACTCGCTCCACAGCCACAGTCTTTTTGGGTTTGAATTTTGCAGGCACTTCCAACAGTTCAATCTCTTTTAGATTGTCCTTAAGATATTTTTCAAGATTTTTTTTGATTGATTCAGCATCTGCGCCAAAGTCAGACAAATTTTTCACAAATTTATCATAGCACAGCATGGAGAACAACAGATGTTCCACTGTGATGTATTCATGTTTGAGTTTGGCAGCATTTTCTACTGCTTTGTCAAATATGCGTTGTAGTTCGTCGCTGGGTTCTACCATATTATTTTAGCAATCTCTGTTGTTTCTTAAGGGCCATATCTAATTTTAACTTGCTGACTCTGTCGATAAAGTTGATACCGTACAAATGATCAAATTCATGTAAAAAAATTCTAGCATTTATTCTATCTAATTTTATTATACATTCTTTTTGATCACTGTCAATATATTTAACCACTATGGTGTTTGGTCTGAGTATTTTAAGATATAATTTTGGAAAGCTCAAACAGCCTTCTTCCATCAGAACCAAATCTGTGGAAGCTTCCTGTATCACAGGATTTATCACTGCAAATGGTTGGGTTTTTCCAAGCACACTGTGTGGTTGCATCACAAATATTTTGGCATCCAATCCAACCTGATTGGCAGACAGACCAATGCCCATTTCTGTTTGCATGGTTTGAATCATCTCATGCTCTATTTTTTTAGCATCCAAAGAATTGAAATCAAAATCTTTTACAGTCTGTTGCAGTCTCTGATCAGGATATTTAATTAAGTTCATCTTTTAAATTTTTTATTTTTTGTAATAATTCTGCGTCATCCACTCGTGGCGTATCTGCCTGCACTGTGACATAGATGTTGCCTTTCTGTCTAGGATTATGCACATTGGGCAATCCTTCTCCTGTGACATTGAACACTGTGCCGTTCTGAGTGCCTTTGGGTATGCTGATTGAAAGGTTCTTGCCAGACAGTGTGTGTATTTCTTCCTTTGTGCCCAATATCAAATCCAATATATTGACTTTTATTCTTGTGAGTAGATGAGGGCCATCTCTTTCCCATGTTTTATGTCTTAGAATTTTTACTCTCACAATCAAATCTCCTCTGGGAGCATTGCTCACTGAATCAGAACCCAAACCATTAAATTTGATCATGTTGTTGTGTTCCACTCCTGGCGGAATGTCAATGTTCACACTCTCCTGTCGACCGTTGGGTAATCTATAACTGGCAATTAAGGATTTTCCATTTTGCACATCTACTAAATCCAATGTGGCTTCTATGTTTATGTCGGCGTTGCGAGGTCTGTGTCTCGCACTGTTTGCTCTATTGAAACCACCACCAAAGAATGTGTTGAACACATCATTGATATCACCATTAAAATTAAAATTTTGTGAATTCATTTGATTGGGATCTGCAGTGCCGTATCTGTCATAGGCAGCTTTTTTTTGTGGATCTTTCAGTATGTCGTAGGCTTCGTTTAGTTCTTTAAATTTGTTTTCATCACCACCTCTGTCAGGATGATGTTTCATGGCCTTGCTCTTGTAGGCTTTTTTCAAATCGTTTTCGTTGATGTTGCGATCAACACCTAAAACTTTGTATGGATCCATATGCTATAATATAGTGTATTTTGATAAAAAGTCAAGTGATTGAAAGGTTTATTTTTCTTTCAAGATATATTTGATGGGATATTCGGCTTTTACTTTGACTCTTTTTTTGGTGTCTGTGTCTTCATACTGTATCATATTGGGAGCCAATTCCACAAAATCATCCACCTGCACCACATTCTGTACTCCATCATGCCAATAGGTCAATTCTGCTGGCACTTTGCGAAACATGTCTGCTATGATGTTGTAGATCCACATCATGCCAGACCACGTATTTTTGAAGATTATTACAGAATATTTGTAAATTGCACAAAATAAAATTTTGCATTGACTGTATGCTTGTGTACTGAAATTCTTCACACAAGGCCATGCATTTTTGGCAACGGCAACTGTGGAATTAATTATTTGTTTTAGTTGTTCCTTCATAGTATTCTTTGTAGCGTTCCAGTATGTCTTGTGTCTGTTTTAGAGTGCTGCGAATCTGTGCAAAATTTTTAGCCAATAGCTCATAGTCTTCATCACTCAATCCAAACAGCACGGGATCCAATCCTTCTGCTTTCATTTTGGCAAATACTTCTGTGGCATTGTTGCTGGTGATCACTATCCATCTCAACTTCTCCATCTCTTCCAGTGTGGGAGTCTTGAAATTTAATTTTTCACGAGACTGTTCTTGTGTCAACACTTTGATCACTTTTTCTCCAAGGATGCTGCAATTGGTCAGCAACAAACTCAAAGCTATCACGGAAATTATTTTAATCATATTATTCGTTGTATGGCTTGTAAGCCGGGTTGGCTATGGCTGGACACTCGGAATTGATCTCTGATTTTTTAGTGGCTGTTTTTTCTGCTTCTGTCAGTTTGGCACCACCTGCGATCTCCACACATCTCAGTGCTTTGTCTGATGCTTTGTTGATAATTCTTTCCATGGCTTCAGGTCTTTCTATTGCTGTCTTGCCCAAGTCTCTGGTACCTTTGTTGAATCTTTTGTCCAAATCATCGATGTCTTTTTTCAGTGTGCCCACCAATTTGTTCACTTCTTGATTGGCTTTCATAATAGCCTCAAAGTCTCTCTTTTGATCTTCGATGAACTTGGTCTGTGTTTCCAAGGCCTGTTCCATCTTGACCTGATTGCCTTTGAGTGTGGCATTGTCCGCTTTGAGTTTGTACACATAACTAACTCCTCCAGACAATCCTATCACCATGATGCCTATCATGATTAATTTGGCTGATCCAAACAATCCAAACATTATTCGTACACTCCTAATCCGTTGCTGTAGATGGGTTTGCCATTCACAAACACTGCTGTGAGACTTTGTTTTCTATTCTTGCCTTCTTTGTAGCTCACATGCACCCAACCTGCTGCTGGATCATCTTTTTTGGCTGCTTCCAGTATCAGTTGATCATATTCACAATTTTGTTCAATCCATAGTGCCACATCATAGTTGGCCACTCCAGGCACTTCTATATCAGCTGCTTCACCGTTGCAATGTTGACTGGTGGATGCACCGCCCACTGCTTTGTTCAGTGCTGCGCCTCTGTATCCAGAGTTAATAGTGGTGGCACCAAAGTGATCTCGCACTCTCTGTACCACATTTTCAAATAATCTTTTGGCATTTTCCAAATGCTCAGGTGTGGGCATGTTGTCTATACCCAGACGAGCTGCTGTTTGACTTTTGGTAAATTCTGTCACGGTAAAATTTTCTGATAGATTCATGTTATTTTTCCAGTATCACACATTTGTTATCATTTTCAAATATGTATTTGTTGCCATAGATACTTATGTTGTAATTTCCCATGTACTTGCTGAGATAGAGTATTTCAGGAAATTTGTTCAAATTATAACCTTCTTTGAGCTCTTGCAGTTTGTCCACTGTGATACCAAAATCCACAAATCTAAATCTTAATGGCTCAGCATATTTTTTACTGAACACAATGTGATCGCCTTCCATTATCACTTCATCCACATAGCTGTTGGCAAAAAAGTTTTTGTAATTTTCCATTGCAGTTTCATTTTTGCGTATGCTGTACTCATTGCCATCCTTGGGCACAATGTTTTCCAGTGTGGCCTGATCTGCTGGTTGACTTCTAAAATTTTTGTAGTATCTAAATTTAAATTCTTTCAAATCTGATAATTTTTTTACACCATCCAGTACTTCCATAATTTGCGCACCAATCTTTTTGCTTCTTTCAATCTCCACAAATACTCTGTAGTAACCATCAGATTGTTCACCACTGGTTTTGTCTGCATCCAACACAAAGTCGTAACCTTTTTCAATAAAGTTTACCAAATCTTCTGCTGCTTGTGTGGGTTTGACTCTGAAACTCAACACCACAATCTTGTCATCCATGCCCATTTTGGATTGATATGAATCCACTTCAAAAATATCATCCACGCAGTATTGAAGATCTCCTGTTTTGAGTGACATATTATATTTCTGGATTTATGGGTTGAACTGCAGCAGTATCTTGAATATCAGTAATGGTATTGTTCTTGGTTGGCTCTTGATTAAAGTCCACTTGATTTTGCATGCCATCAAATATATTTTTCATAAGATTAATTGGCATGGTGATTTCCACAATCCACACAGGCACAGTGTCCAACTTGCCTTTTTTAGTGCCTGGTCTCACATCATCAGGTTCCACAATTTTTCTAGCAGTGACCAATTGATCTTTTTTATAAGTTACTCGGCAGTCATAATCCAATAATCTTTTGCCGCCCATGGGGTCTGGCATTTGCAGCATAGGCCACATAAATTTGCAGGACACATAATGTTTGGTCATGATTGGTCCTTCAATCAATTCACCATCCTGCCAATTGGCATACACATATAGATCCAATTCGTCCAGTACTCTTTCAAAATCTTTAATAATAGCAAAAGCATTATCATTGCTGTAGATGCTTTCTATATTTTTTAAAATATCTGCTGTATCGTGCATATTATATCCCTGATATACATTATTTAGCCATAGCAATAGGTATAACATGGTAGTTTTATAGACACTTAATCTCCATAAATACTTGTACATTACCATTAACCAAGGAGCGTCGATGGGTTCAAAAAATGCTTTCAAAAAGCAATCCAAGCACAATAATGTACTCAAAATTAATCAATATCAAATAGAAAAACAAAAAGATGTCCAAATAATACCCCGCAATAAGAATCAAGAATCCTACCTAATCAAACTGTTAGACCCCAGCAAAGACATTGTATTCGGTGTGGGACCTGCTGGCACAGGCAAAACATTGCTGGCAGTTCAGGTGGCCATCAAAATGTTCAAACAAAGACAGGTGGATCGCATCATCATCACCAGACCAGCAGTGAGTGTGGATGAAGACATTGGGTTTTTACCTGGCACACTGGAAGAAAAAATGGCACCATGGACACGCCCTATATTTGATGTGTTTCAAGAATACTTTCGCACAGAAGATCTTAGAAGTATGATGTATGAAGGCGTGATTGAAATAGCACCTTTGGCATTCATGCGAGGCAGGAATTTTGTAAGAGCATTCATAGTGGCAGATGAGTGTCAAAATACCACACACAGTCAAATGAAGATGTTGCTCACACGTTTGAGTCAAGGATCTAAAATGGCTGTGACAGGTGATTTAAATCAAGCAGACAGACAGCACGATAATGGATTGTTGGATTTTATAGAAAAATTAAATAAAACAGACAAAGCTCAACGCATTGATATAGTGAGTTTTCACAAAGGGGACATTGAACGTCATCCTGCTGTGAAAGAAGTGTTGGATATTTACGGAGATTAATTTTTTCGGATAATATGATATCCGTACACAGTGGGACAAACTCCACTGACTTCAGACACTTGTAATGTGTCAATAAAAGCAATAAAATCTTGATCCATTGTGCTGGGTTTAAATGTGCCTAAATTTCCTTGATTCTGTTTGCTGGGACAATCACTGTATTTCACAGCAGCATCTTCAAATGTGATCACACCTTGAGCAATTTCATTTCTTATTCTTGCAGTTTCAAACATGGCTTCTTCCTGTGTTCTAGGACCTGTGTATCTCATTGCACCTTGATAACCGATTAATATATGACTGGCTCTGTACATGTTATTCCATATGGGAAAGTTTGATCATGGTGGCAGCAAGATTTATTTCAGGATCTCCCACCAGTGTATGATCCACTAGTCCTTGTTTTATGATTATAATAGCTTTTTCTTGGCGTGTGTCATTACCAAACAATGTGATATTATCATACATCCATTTGTAAATGTCTTCCACTTCATCGGGTCTCACTTGACTGCATACCAACTTCCTTGCTTCAGTGATTTTACCTGCTTTGAATAATTCTACCATGCCCAGTTTGTAATCTGATTCTCCTGTGTCGCTTTTTTGTGGTTTTAATAACACGCCATTCTGTGCGTTCATTTGTACCACATTGATACACTTTCTAAGATCTGGATATGTGGCTTTAACATAAGTGTCCAATGTTTCTAAATCTGGAGTTACTCCTTCTTTCATTAATATTTCAGCCACTCTGGCTGTGAATTCTGTTTGATCCACACGTTCAATGTGGAATCCTTGACATCTGCTGTGTAATGCTGGTATAACTCTGTTGGGATAGTTGCAAGTTAATATAAACCTTGATGTTGTGTGATATTCTTCCATCACACCACGCAGTGCTGCCTGTGCGTTGGGAGATAGATAGTCTGCTTCATCCAATAATACCACTTTAAAATCACCAAACGGAATCATCTGCACAAAGTTAACAATTTTAGCTCTGACATCATCCACAGAGTTTGTTCTGCTGGCGTTGATTTCCAACACATCCAGATCATTCACTTGTAATTCATTCAGCAGTATCTTGGCCAATGTGGTTTTTCCTATGCCAGCATTGCCGCTGAACAACAAATGAGGAATGCTCTTATCTTTGATCCAAGTTTGAATTTGTTTTTTCTGATGTTCATCTCTAAACACATATTGATCCAGTGTTTTAGGTCTGTATTTTTCTGTCCAAAGTTCTTTCATTAGTTCCTTTTTAAAAATTCTTGTCCCATGCCTGACAGTATCAAAGGTATGTATATCAACATCCACCACCATCCCATAAGATATCCTGTGATATGCAATATCATCAATGTGATACCCAACACACCAGTGGTGTTTAATCCAGGATTTCTAGTTTCAGGAAATTTCATACCATCAGTATATGACAGATTGTGTGGAAAGTCAAGTGTTTTAGAGTTGATTTTCTTTGTTCACGTAGGATTCTTCTGGTTTTTCTTTTGCCCAAATCATCACACTTTTGGCTTCCACCATCTGTAGCACCTGTTCTGTGTGGTTGGTTTTGATTTTGACACCTCTGGTCCATCTGCCATGCTCCACCAAAATCCAATCACCCACAGTGTATTCATCTGTGTTGTCTCGACCTTTGGCGTACACTTTGGCCCATCTAGGTTTGATACCATGCACCTTGCCATCATCTGAATTCAATATGATGCCACCTTTGGTGGTTATAGAATCGAAACTCATGTCGCTCACAATCACACGATCCTTGATCGGAATCAATTCTCCCTCAAGAATCTTGTATGAGCTCATAGTTTATTTTTTCTTAACGAAATTACCTTCAGCATCTTCCACCCACTCTTCATTGGTGTTGTCTGCTTTTGCTTTTGCTCTTGTGGTAGGCACAGTCTTAGGATGATCTCTGTAATAATCAGCCAAAACTTCCTCACGTTTGCGAACAATTTTTCCACCAGCGCCTAATTCGTCACCGCGAGCATTCACTCTAGCATTGCCCACAGCTGGAGTTAATTCGTTGCGTTGTCTCAACAGATCAATATCAATCTGTTTGCCCTGCATACTCTTGTAAACTTTGTTACCACTCTGTTTGATAGCCATATTTGTTGTCTCCTATTATGTGTGTATTTATCTAAGGAACTCTCGCCAGTCCAAGCCATATTGGATGGAATCAATTCTGTGTACACCCAACAGATACAGCACATAGGATGCCACTGAACTGCCTCGACCCACTCCCCAAAGAATTTGGTTCTCACGCATGTTTTGTACCAAATAATGCAAAAATTTCAATAGATTCAAATAATTGTGTTGTTTGAATGCTGCCAATTCTTCCTGTACTCTCGCCTGAGCATGTTTGGGAGCAATGTTTAATATGTGTGATTCAATGTCAAATTTTTTCATACTGTCTGGCATGAACCATTCACTCTGCAGCAACTTGTCAAATTCTTTCACATCCACCAGCATGGGCTTGTACACTCTCAAAGGTGTGCCTACTCCTGTGAGCTGTGCTGATTGATTAAAAATATCGATTTCTTGATGAGATTCAAACTGAAGATCTGTGAGCACTGATAATTTATTTTGGTAAATTAAATCCACAGCGTCATGATGATCGAATATGGGTAAACCTAAACTGTCTGTTCGCATAATGTAATATTATGCTGTATATTAATCGATATTGATGAGATTGTCAAGATCTTTTCCGGTATCTTTTGCCATTTTCAATTTTTCTGCTGCCAATCTCTGTTTGAGCTCTTGATTGTACACTTCCACAAACACACCAATCTGCTGACGCAGTTGTGGATTGCGGCTTTGAAAATATTTGGTACGTAAATCCGATAGTTTGGATTCCAATTGACTGATGCTGTACTGATTAAGATCCTCGCTGAGTGGATGAAACATGACAGTGAATTAGTTGCTGAATGAACCCAAGTATTTGCCAAACACTGTGGCGCCCTGATTGTAGGTCCAAAATTCCACATACAGAGGATTTTGATTGGCAGGCACTGTGAATGGTGTGGGGAAATCTGAGTCTTTGTAGATCAATCCTGCGTTCTCTGTGCTCCATACCACAGTTCTCAGTGTGCTATCACTTTTTAATTCCACAATGATGCTGGACAAGCCATTGGTTACTGTGGGCCAATCAGTGAAAGTCAGTGTTAAATTTGCTCCCACGATGAATGTTTGAAAATTTCCATTCTCTATGCTGATATTTTGTGGAGTGGTTATGGTGCCTGCACTGTACACTGTGGTGGTGTTGTTGATAAATTTAGCACCTGTGATGCTGTTGTTGCCAAAATTGTTGGCAGCATTCAGTTTGGCAGTATTGGTTTGTAATGTTTCTATTTCTGTTTTGGCTGTGACAAAATTACTTTTGATAGTGGTAAAATTATCTCTAAATCCTTGGCTGTTGTTGTCCTGTCCTGCCACAGGGTATGTCTGATCAATGCTGGTTGTGTTGATGTTGCTGGGCATATTTTTCCTTACTGTTTGTACTTATTTATCTGTTTGCTTCATGCTTTAAATGTTATATTGATAATTGGGGAACATAACATACTGTTCTGTGCCGTTTTCAGTGGTGCTGTCTATGATGTATCTGTCTATTTCGAAATCTATCTGTTTAAAATCAAAATCATTGTTCTTTAATGCTGTCACAATGGCAGCACTGGTGCCTGGTTTGCAATAACACAATGGCACTGCTGTGATATATCCCAATGGCTGTGTTTGTTCTTTCTGTGCTGTACGCATCCATAAGGGCAAAAACTCTAATTCTGTTTCACCTATCAATTTAAGATTGGCACGCATGTTGGTGGTATTGCTCACATATCTTTCGATGTCATTGGGATTGGCAATGTTTAATATGTTGCTGTCCACTCTGATCACACTGTGATTGGGTCTGAATCTAAATGCGTCTGTGGGATTATTCACCACTGTGCCCACATTCAACACGGTGCCATTCTGTAGAGTCACACTCAATATGCCAGTCACTGTGTTTAAAATAAGACTGCCTGTTCGGGCATAGATCTGCAGATTGTTGCCTATGGTGCCCACAGCAATGGGCAGATTATTGTTGGCATACAATGTATAGGTATTGCCACCCACATTTAATTTGGTCACATCATCCAACACTTCAATTTCAGTTTGGCTGATGGTTATGATGTTGTTGTTTTTGATCTTGATCTTGCTGGCCATCTGCTGTGACGCATCATCTAGGGGATCCACAATTTCCACATACACCACTTCATACAGCACTGTGTTGGTGCCAGGTTCCTTGGCCTCTGCAGTCTTCACTGAGCCCAACTGATATCTTTTTCTGCGATGATTTTTTGCTGTGGCAGCCACGTAATAATTGATGGTCTTGGTTTCAATACCAGCATACACCAACATTTTTAATTGTTTTTGGATGCCAAACAGTTCGTCATTGGGTCTATATATGGAACTGGGTTTAAAAATTTCTGGATCTCCTATCAATGCTAGATAAGAATTTCTTTGATCAATTTTTAAAAAAGGTCTCACATAAAGATTGCTGTACAATAAATCACTGGCAGCTATCACTTTCAATGTGAAAGTTCTTGTGGTAGCACTGTATCCAAATTGATCTCTGGCTTCCACAGTGAACACAAAAGTTCTGTCCACGCTGGTTTGATTGTTGTCCAAAGTTAAATCTCTGTTGTCAAATGTGGTGAGTCCCAACAATCCATTCAAAGGAAACTGTCTCACTTTGCCTAATATTTCTCCATCCAATGCCAATGTTAATCCGTTGGGCAATGCACCTGCAGTGATCACATATCTCAATTGAGCATTGGGCACTGTGGTAGTGGCTGCAATGAATAGAGTGCTCACAAAGTTAGCATTGATACTGCCCAAATCATTGTCAGTGTTCCAGGTGATCACACTGTCCACTTCTCCCAATATTTTCACCACAAATGTTTTATCTTTGATGGCTAGACTTTCATTGTTGGCTCCAAATCTTGTGGCTCTCACAGTGAATTTATATTCTTTGGTCACTGCTGGTTGATAAGGCACTCGGCCTGCCACTTCACCCGATGTGCTGTCCAGTGTGCAACCTGGAGGCAGTGTGCTCACTGTGGCGTCATCATTGGTGGGTCTCAGTGTGTAGGCCACATAACCTGTGATGGTGTTGGGGTCATACAGTTCTAGATACAGTGTGACATAATTGTTGGCTCTTCTGTAGCCCAAATCTCTTGGAGTGAGCCACTGTGGAGTTCTGATATAAGTGCCATCTGAAGTGAATGTTCCGCCACCCACTTGTAATATGGTGTTGTCTGCTCGTAAAAAATCATCTCCCACCACAAATATTCTAAAAGTGCGTTTGACTGTGCTGTCACCATCACTCACACTCACTGTGAATTCATAATAACGATTTAATTTTTTGGGTGATTTGGTACCTATGGCATAATCATAAAATTCCACGTCATAATAAAAACTTTCAAATCCACTGGCACTTCTCAATCCAAAATCATAAGGAAATGCACTGAAAGTATTGACATCATAATGACCACTGCTGGCTGCTATGTCCAAAGCCAACACAGGATCTATCACTCCGGTCAATCTGCCTGTTTTGGTGAGTGTGATGCCTGGTGGTAATTCTCCATCACCTCGGGCAATATAATATTCCAATTCATCACCAGCTGAAAGATCTGTATCAGTGGCTTCCAATTGATAATCTATGTAAGCACTGTCCAACACAAATAATGCATTGTTTACACCCACAGGCAATTGACCTGATGGAGTGATCCAAACAGGATCATCTGATCCTGCCACTGTGATACTGTAGGTTCTATCTTGAATATCGTTGCCCAATCGAGCTCGCAGCACAAATCTTGATTGTGTGGTTCTAGCAACCTCCACTGTGGTACCAACGATAGCAGTGCCCTGCAGTCTCAAACCACCAGGCAAAGTGCCTGCTATCACAAGTATGGAATCCACTGTGTTCACTGGCAAACTGATGGTGGTTACAGTTCTTTCAGCAATAGTGCCCAATGAATATCCGGTTGGCTGTGTCCACAAGTTGCTCATATGTTGTATTTATCGAGAGAATTATATAGCGCCGAAGTCAAACACAGTGGCGTTGGGAGATGCAATGGTGCCCATGTCCACTGGATTTTGGCTGAAATAAAAGTCTAATAAGTTGGTGATGTTCTCATTGTTGGCAGCATCCAGTTGAATCTCACCCATGTCAAAACCAATGAATGAATTTCTATCACTCACATCAATATCATACACCAATGCATCCACATTGGCAGCTTGAATGTTGTCAATGCCCACTATGTCATTGCCAGCACCTGTAAGAGTGGCACTGAGTGTGGGATTACTTTCATTGGCCAACAAAGATTCTATTTCTAAAGTGGTTCCATTGCTGAGAGTTCTTGTGGCAGCACCACCGGTGCCAAACACTTCCAACATGCCCACGCTGTTGATGGTCAAATGAGGACCTGTGTCACCAAACACCAATATGCTCACCACTCCTGATGAAGTGATGGTGATTTTGTCATTGTTGCTGGTGAATGATATGTTACTGCCTGCTTCTAAACTTTTGAATTGTAGATCCACACCTGATTTTTGATAAAATAACCCTTTAATAGAGTTGGTGTCAGTGAGTCTGTTGCTGACTGTGGTTGATTCAGGATCTCTTGCGTTGAGTTCAGCAAAATTATTATTGACTTTGATAAACGCTTCGCGTAAATCATCACCTGTGCCGTCATTAGCAATGGTACCTATGTTTATTGTGGATATTGTCATACAACTATTTATCTTGTTTTGTTTTTAACCAAATCTTCTGATCTTTGTTCTTGGGTAAGCAGCACCTGAAACAGGTCTTTTACCTTGTGTTTGATTTCTTTGAAAACTTTGAGCATTAAAAAATGCTCTTTTCGTAGTGGTTCCTGCCAGTTCTCCTAATCGAAATCCTCCATTGGGAGAGAAAAAATTATTTTGAATCCAATTTACATAACTTGTGAGTCCATCAAATGCTGCGATACTATAGTTGGTTGAGGCAGCTGGTCTGTTGTTCCATGTAGTACTATCAACATTCTCTACCACGGATTTAGCTTCTGAAAGTAATATAGTTTTTATTTGCGTATTCGTAGGCCATTGATTATTATAAAAGTAATATCTTTCCATCATACAGGCTGCTTTACCTACCACTGTGGGAGTAGCACAACTAGTGCCACTAAACATTCCCCAACTATTACCATCAGCGTAAGTACTCAGTGGATATGCAGTCCAGGTATTTTCTCCCAATCCTACAATATCTATTCCTGGACCTCTATTGGAATAAGGATCAAGTATTTGATATGTTTCTGAATTTTGTCCAGCAGCCACATCTATACTTTTATCTAAACCATGCGGACCATATGCTCTAAAAGGATAAGCTGTGGTTTGATTTGTTGTTGTGCGTGTAACAATTGTGGTGCTAGAATAACTTATATCATATCTAGTAATTGTACCACTAGAAGAACAAAAAGTGCCGCTCCATCTTGGATCAGAATCTTTCACATACACTCCTCCATTGTTTCCAGCTGCATTAAAATTGACTATGCCAGCGTCCCAAGCAGCTTCTAAGGCAACTTTAAGTGCAGTGTTTTGAAAAGGGTAAGGAAATACTGCACACCATTCAAAATTTAATGTGTTAGGATCTTGAATTCTAAAAGGTATTATATTTCTTGATGTGAACGGAGTTAAATCCACTCCCCAACTTGCTCCTGGTCTATTAACTGTTCCACTGGGAGTAGTTATACTGTTGATATCATCTATTTTAATTCCATAAGATCTATCTAAAAGATACTGATATTCAGCTATCATGATGGTAGGATTAGGAACACCTGTGATAGGATTTACAGGTTTACTATTGTGCCAAGAAATTATAGCATTAATACATTCAACTTCTCCATCTGCGAACGATAAGTATGCAACATAGAGATTTGATTTTTTAGCAAAACCACATATAGTTCCTGCAGCCGCACTGAGTACTCCCATTGCATGTGAACTAAAAACTCTATTGGAAGATATTTGATTATTGCTAGTATCTTCTAAATCTGTCCAATTTTTAGCAATTACTCTGGGAGTTCCAGGAGATTCTAAATTTGAAAAATCTGGATGAGTTGCATGTACTCCTTGCAAAGTATTGTTAACAGGTCCTACTTCAAGACTGACTATATCCACATTTTTTCCAGTCCATCTATTAAAATAAGTTGCATTATTTAAAGATGAAACTGGATCATTACTGCCTAATTTTTGCGAAGAATATATTATGTCTGTATCAAGATAAAACTGCATGGGCATATAATTTGAACCACTTAAAAGTGTGCTAGGAGCAACAGCAGTAATAGTTTTAGTAGTTGTAAAAAAATCAGGTAGTGAAGCAGAAACTGGCTTGAATAATCTAAAATCTATATTTTTTATTTGAGAATTATTAGAAAACTCTGTTATATAATCTTCATCGATATTGACAACAATTAAATTATCTATGGATTCCATAATGTTCCATAGTTCTACTTTATCATTATTAAATTGATCAATAAATTGTTGTTTATTTACATCATCATTTAAAATTACATCTATTATTTTTTTTGGCATAAATTATGCTTCTAATTTTATCAAGGTCAATGTCACTGTGACAGCAGAAGTGCTGCCACTCTTATTGGTCACTCTCACAGGGATGGTGGTTGTGGGTGATGCTTCATTGTTGAATCCTATCACTCCAGGCGACATCAGTATGGTTTGATTACCTGTGGTGATCACTTCTGCTATCACTCCTGCATCCGGAGAAGGATCAACTCCTTCCAGTCTACTTGAATCTGAGGAACGACTGGCAGCGTCTGTGTACAATCTAATCCAAGCAGCCACCGATGTTTGAATTTTTAAAAGAGCATATCCTTTGAATCCTGTGATGTTTAAATCCGCTGAAGCACTGTTGGCCAATGAACTGGTGGTGCCTGCGGCTGTGCTTCTGCTTTCCAATCCACTGCCACCTCCGCCGCCTGTGATAGTTAAAGTGTCTGTGCTGTCGTTGGTTGTGATAGTAATACCGCCTGCACCTACCAATGTGAGTGTGTCATTCACATTGTCTGCCAGCAGTGAACTCTGTCCTGCCACAGCAATGTTGGTGAATGTGTTGGGATGAGTGGCATTGATGGTGATGCTGTCTGTGCTGTCATTGGTTGTGATGGTCACATTATTGCCAGCCACCAATGTTAATGTATCTGTGCTGGTGTCTGCCACCACTGATGATTGTCCTGCCACTGCTATGGTAGTGAACACGTTCTGTGTCACGTTGGGAGCAGAGTTGGTAATGGTGATGGTGTCTGTGCTGTCATTGGTGGTGATACTGATGCCTGTGCTGGCTGTCAAGGTTAATGTGTCTGTGCTGGTGTCTGCCACCACTGATGATTGTCCTGCCACTGCTATGGTGGTGAATACATTTTGTGTCACATTGGGAGCAGAGTTGGTAATGGTCAAAGTCTTGCTCAATGCTGTGGGTGCGATGGTTATACCTGTGCCTGCTGTGAAAGTGAATGTGTCATCCAAGGTTGCGGGAGTGATGGTCACTGCTGATCCTGTGGTGGCAATGATGCCAAAGGTATTGATGGGTACCACACTGTTGACCCAGGCTGCTCCATTGTATTTTAAAATCTGTCCATTGGCTGCTGAAGTGATAGTGACATCTGTGAGATCATCCAAAACCACTGCGCCTCCACCTCCACCACCTACTGATTGATCCACAAAACTCAAAACTCCCGAACCATTGGTTTTGATCACTTGGTTGGGCGTGCCTCCTGTGATGCTGATGTTGGCAATGTTGACTTCTATGGGTCCTACCACTTTGCCAGTGACACCATTGATCATCTGTGTGGAATTGTCTGAATACACAGAACCTGTGAGATCTCCTTCTATACCTGCAGTGACTGACAGTGTGTTGCCCACATTCACTGTGGTCAAGTTGGCAGTGCCTGTGGAACTGATATTGAAACTGTAGGCAGTGCCGGACACTGTGGCATCTGTGACTGACACACCAGTGCTGTTGATCACTCCTGTGCTGGGATTGTAGGTATAACTTGTGTCGGTTCTGATGGATTCATTGCCAGTGGCAGAGTCCACAAAAATGGGAAAATGAGTGGCATTGGTGGTGTTGGTGGCTGTCAGTGCCACTGTGCTGGCCACATCTGCTGTGCCTGTTAAATTGCCTGTGACATTGCCAGTGACATTGCCCACCACATTGCCTGTGAGTGTGCCATATAGATTGGTGAAATGTCCTTCAGCCCATTTTACTGCACTGGATCCTATGTCTCTGGTGTTGTTGGTGTCTGCTATCACATCTGACTGAATATTGGTGTAACCTATGATGGAATTTCCTGAGCTGTTGCGTATGTCACCACCCGCTGGCAGAGTTAAATTGCCCACGCTGCTGAATTGCCAAGTTTTTACACCACTGCCTGTGCTGCTGGTGCGTATCTCAGCAGTGACATTGATGGGTGCTTCCAATCTTCTAGCATTGATAAAATTAAATTCTACATCGTCAGTGGTGTTGAGACTTTGATCGTAGTTGCCCAATGTGCTCCAGCTGAGTACTCCGGTGCCATCTGTGGTCAACACCTGACCCACTGTGCCACCTTCTATGGTGAGACCTGACACATTGCCCAAATCAGCTGTGGTGTTCACAGTGATATTATTGCTGGTGAGTGTGCCAATGCTGCCAGTGGTGGTGGCCATGGAATTGGCTTGAATGCTGCTGGCACCACTGATGCCTGAGCCTGTGAGATCTAAATTATCACCTATGGGTAATTCTTTGATCTTGTTGCCGTCTCCGGTGTCCACTATGAGTGGTATTCTATTTGCCATAATGCACTTCCTTTTTAATATTTATATATTACCAAGTACCAGCACTATACGCTGTACGTTTCCATATATCAGTTGAATTATTTACATAATTCGCTACACAATAGTATATGTAAGAAGTATCAAAGGCTATCATACCTGTTTTATCACCAGCTGCGCCATAACTATGAGTAGGAGGATTAGTTGATAAAATTAATCTATCAGCATTGATATACTGACTGTATGAAA